GTCAATCAGTACCATCGTCATCCACCTCATAGACATCGGCATACATCTGGTCAACGGTTATCACGCAATCATCCGACCCATCATGCAATGCTTCTGCGATTGCGTTTTTCATTTCACCGTCACAGATGTGATGCCTGATTTTTTCAAGCGGCAACGTATTATTTTCCCTCGGTAAATCCCATTCAAACACAACTTGTGCAACGTATTTCCCTTTAATCCGTTTCATCCTGTCCCCTTTCCAATATCACCCTATTATTAAAATCTGTACCATGATGATCCATATCAGATTAACCACCGACATACCAACGCATACACCATTCACAAAGTCACGTGTTACCATCCTGTCCCCCTCCCCACGGTTTCGGGAGCGGTTGCCATGCATATACTTTTGCTTCGTATGTTTCACCAGTTGGATAGCACCAGTTTCCACCGTTAAAATACAAAAGCCTTATCCACCTTACGCTTGTGTCCTCAACATCTCTATATCCGCACGTGGTCAATACAGTGTCACTTTCTCCATATTCCGCATACGGCAACCGCTCACTGCACGGAATCCACCCCGGCTGTGCGGACGGCAACTGCACCAACATCCTGTGCGCCTGTCCGATGCTCTGTGCTTTGCGAACAGTCTCAATCGCCGCCGCCCTTGAAATGGTATCATCCTTCATACCGTCACCCCATCATCGCCATTATTCTCAACAGGATCAGGATTATGACCGCCAATAAAAATTCAGTCATGGTGGTCACCGTCCTTCTCTTTAAACAGCGCCCTCTTCATCATATCGAAATACCGAAATTGCACATCTTCATCCGGGCTGTCGAATCTCAAACAGTAATGCCAGCAGATCAATTCATCTGTAGTCGCATCTCTCAGTGTCAGGAGCATATCAGACGGAAATTTTGATATATCGAATCGCGCATTTTCCGTGGCATCCTCAATCGGACAGCCGCCATTCTCCGGGAATTCCGGGAAACCGTCTGGTCTTTCCTTGTGCGCTCTGCACCGATAGCACCAATTATATTTAAATACTTCAAACTCTGTGCCGTTTGAAAACGGCGTTGATGGCGTTTTACTCATGTCATTCACCTCATCCATGCGTCCGAATCTGGATTCATCGGGCAACCATAGCAGTTACTCACCAGATCGCCGTCCTTCCTCATGCACTCTGCCGTTCCCTTGAACCACATCCAGGAGATCCAGATTCCGAAGATACCGGGATTCACTTTGAGATCCCTGACCAGCTGCGCCCGGAAGCACTTCTGCGGGCAGTCTTCCCGGAAATTCAGGCAATGCGCGTAGTCGTGGTTCATCCGTAGATCCCCTTCCTCTCCTTCTTTTCCGGCCTGTGCATTTTCTCCAGCGCAGTCTGTGCATCCGGCAGCGTACCGTCCTCTATCTCCTTTGAGATCAGAAAGGCGCCATTACAGAGCAGGTGATAGAGATGCGGCAGTCCGCTTTCATAGTCGATACCGTAAGGTTCTCTGAGATATGCCAGCAAATGACGGCATAGAGCATCCCGGTACCGTTCCTTCTCAACTCTCTGCCAGTTATTCGGACCGCCATCCGGGTATTTGGCATTGCCATACATGCGGACCACTGCCACAGCCTCAATCAGCTCCGGCGGTACCAGCGTAAGCTGCAGCTTTCCCGCGTCCGCCTTTGCACTCTGATCACTCATGCTTACCTCGCTTTCTGCAGCCATGCTGTACCAATGGCTTCATCCTCATCGGTATATGGTCTCTGCTCAAAGTTTGCAAACCGGTTCTTCCCCGGCGGTGCCTGCTTCTGATCTGGCATACCCATATCGGGCGGTACATCATCTTCCCAGCGCTGCTGATTCAGCCAGGTAGCCGGATTCGGAATAAACTGCCCATTATCCTTCTTCCACTGGAACGAAGCGGATGCAGCAATCACAGCAGTCACCATTTTCCCCAGGAGAGCGTCAGAAGGTTTGATCTTCATGAAAGACTTCCTCGCGTCTCCCTTCCCGACCTTTTTCGGGTACACTGACCAAAAGCGTTCAAAGCGCTCCTCAAGCACATCTGACAGATTTCTGTCCTCACGCGCAGGCGTAACACACCCTTCCCCCTCTTTTGAGGGGGAGAGTGTTTTATCTTTCTCTTTATCTTTAACTTTTACTTTCTCTTTTTCTTTTTCTTTAGGTTCTTCATCTGTCGAACCATGGTTTTCTGTATCAGAAACCACTGGTTTTTTATTCTGGAAACCATGGTTTTCTGTATCAGAAACCTGCTTTGATGGTCTGCCGCCTCTGGCTCCATCCTCTCGCCTTTTGGCGTTTGCATCAATCTGAGGACGCACTAAAGTAAACACGATCTTCGTGATAGGATCCATGTTCTCAGGCACAATACCATTGATTCCATACTCAGTGATGGCCCTCATAACGATACCAAACTGCTCATTATCCAGGTCTTTTGTAGCTTCCAGAAAGCTGGAGTAGAAGATGAAACCTTCCATATTAATGTCCTTTCGTGCTGATCATCAGGAGCCGGAGCTCCTTTCTGCCCCCGAAGGATCACTCCGGGGGACTTTAAAATGCCTTTTACCGAGAGTCGTGACACATCATCCTTAAAAGGCTGTAACAATAGTGACGCCGTAGAGCCTTCCTGAAGGGCTCCGAGTTACTGATTTCCAAACAGCGCTGCCATTACCGCGCCCTGCTGAGGATTAGCCTGTGGCTGTTTCTGCGGATTTTCCTGCGGCTTTTCTGGTGCCGGCGAAGGAGTTTCCACCTTCGGCTCTTCCTTTGCTTCCTCTGCCTGCTGGACAGGCTCCTGCGTGGCTTCCTGCACCGGCTCCGGCACCGCTTCCGACTCAACATATTCCGGCGTCAGATCTTCCTTAATAACTGCGGCGTCAGATTCCATAGCAGTGATCATGTCGATAGACATCACGCCCCACTTGCTGATCAACTGCCGGAGCATCGTCTTCATCGCCATGCCGTCGAAGTCCTTGCTCCAGAAAGTCCAGGCCGTTCCTTTCCGAAGATCCGCAGCATATCCCGGCGAATACTTCTTCGCATGAGCCTGCATCTTCTGCTTTGACCAGTACAACGTCTTGCGGAAACCATTGGTATATTCGAACATGGCGTAATATCCAATGGTCGGCGCCTGCTCCCTGGCTTCCTCATCTTCGATAAGCTGTACTTCGATTTCCTCATCCAGAGGATTGTATGAGATCAGCTCTCCTTCCTTGATCGGCAGCACGTTCAGCTTTTTGTACTGCCCGGACCGGACAGCAAGCTGAATGTATCCCTTATATCCAAGCTGGAACTGTGCGACGTTCCCGCGTTCCCGGTCCTTATAAGGAACCATATAGAACTGTCCGAGCTGCGGGGAAGGGCTGAGCTTCAAGGATTCGCCCAGCAGGGCCGCCGAAAGGATACTCTGGTTGGAGCACTCCTGCAGTGCGGGATTCGTCTGCACCGCAGATACGATAGAGCTGATAAATCTGGATCCGTTCTTCCCGCCGACGATACTGTTGATCTGGTTCTTCACCGCGTCATTGGTCAGGTATGCTGCCATCCCAAGGCGCTGATTGCTTCTGTTCGCGAGCTGATTCTTTACTGCCATGACTTATTCCCCCTTATTAATCGGTCTGAATTCAATCCCCTGGCTGCGGAAGAATCCTGCCAGGAGCATTGCGTGATGGGTATCCAGCAGGGCTTCAAAAGCTATCCACTGCTTCGGTTCCGGCTCCGGCTTATCAACCACAGCCTCAATACCCTGCTTCACTGCAGGTCTGACTTCTTCAGGGATGTGCTGGAGAAGAGCCTGCCTTCTCGCCTCTTCTGCGGCCTTCCGGTCTCTTTCTTCCTGCTGCTTGCGGCGCTCCTCTTCATAGGCTGCGCGGCGTTTGGCTTCCTCTTCGAGCTGGATCCTTCGCTCCATAGCCCTTCCAATATCGTATGTATCAAGGAAAACCTTCATCATGTCGCCGGCATACGGACTGTCGCTGTTCTGGATGAGGTTGATGCCGTTCTTGATAGAATCAATGGTTTCCTGCATGATGCCCTTTGCCTTGCTGAGAGCGAAGGAAGCATTTGACCACTCAGGAACATAGATTCTCTCGAACATCACGGTATCCTTCAGGTCTCCGATCATGGAGTCAAACTCGGCGCGGAGCTTGTCGATCTTGTCGTTCCTCTGCTTCGTCTCGTAATTCTTAACCTGCATGTCAATGTTGGTGATGGCCTTCTGGACGATACCGACGATCTCATCTACCTGCTTCCCGAACTGCTCATCCGGTGCCAGGAGCTTTTTCCGGACGTCCGTGCGCCGGTCCTTCAGGGCCTTCACGAACTTGTTCAACTTTGCCCTGTCTGACTTGGCTTGTTTAATCAGGTCGTCGGTGTAAACCGCGGTGGCGTAAGTCTCAGCCTGCGCAGCCACCTCTGCTTTGATGTCCTCGTAATTCCACTTAATTTCTGTGATATAAGCGGATTCTTCGGGGTTGTAGATTTGCATTTCCAGTGCCATAATACTTCTCTCCTTTCTATATGGCCGGAAGGATCAGGTAAGGCTGCCGATCTTCCTGAATCGCCTTCCAGAATTTTTCTCCTGCCTGTCTAAGTTCCGCAATGTCTTCTTCTACTTCTTTGCGGTCAATGAAGTAATGCCGTACTGTTACCCGGATCTCTCCCTGCCATTCGCTTCTGAGTCTGGCCTTCAGCACAACGAAGTCAAATTCAGTTACCATCAGGTACCAGAGCACCTGGCAGTAATAGTTATCCGGGATCCTGTCGGCCCACTTCTCTCTCTGCATGGACTGCAGGATATTGGTAGTTTTAATCTCCAGAACACCCTTCCTGCCATCCTGATCGGTAAGCCATCCATCCAGAGAAGCATGCGCGAACGGATATTTGTCGTTCAGGAACATGTTGTTTTCCAGATAATCCACTTTGTACTGTGGATGATCCAGAGCGAACAATGCCCGGAGATGCGCTTCTGCTTCATGCCCGAAGCGGACAAACTCATCATTGGATATATCCGGTGCTTGTTTCCTGCCGGTCTTTTCTTTCCAGAGGTCAATGTTCGTCTTATACGGATTCATTCCCACCAGCGCGGAAGCATCTGAACCACCAATCAGCTTCCGCGCCTGCAACCACTCCTCATTGCTGCCGAACTGTTTCAGAGTCACCATACGTTATCTGCCTCGCTTTTGCGGTTGATGGTGAGTAATATCCTTTGAGCGGTATAGACTTAATTCCGCGCTTCCGCATCTTCTCTTTGATGCAGAGTCCTATGAAGATCCAGTCATGTACGAATCCCGCGGCCCTGAGCTGGTTACGCTGCCATTCATACATGATCCTCTTCTTCTCCTTCCTTAGTATCAGATATCTTCTGCTCGCTGTGCTCGTCAATAACCTTGATGACATTCAGGAAAAAATCAATGTCGATTCCAAATTCTTTCACCGCCTTTTCGATCAGGATGTATGCTCCGTAGATATACCCGGCAGAATTGCCTTTGTAGTTGAGATCCACACTGCCCTGCTTTCCATCAGAGCTTGCATCCAGTGTGACCTTCACCTGTGCATGATTTACGCACTCCTGTGCCGCCATTTTCACAAATACGTCGTCAATCATCTCCGCAAACATTCCTGCAAATCCATTCTTTTCCTTTCCCATTTCCTTTACTCCTTTCGACTTTTTCTTGAGATGCCGCCGGGCGAGCTGACGGCCACCCCGGCGGCACTGCAGATCTATTCTCGCGCCATAGGTAACGCTACGCCCGGTCTGCTGGGCAAATGGAGCCTGAAGGATTCGAACCTTCAACCTGTCCCTTATGAGAGGACTGCCCTGCCATTGAGCCAAGGCTCCTTAGTGTTCATCATCTCAGGATGAACACTTCTGCATGCTGAACACCAAATTCAAAACACGCCGCATCTGACTCGTGTAATATGTCGAGTGTTCCGTATGGAGTTCCACGATCAGCTACGGTATAGATTTTTCCGTTAACCTTCAGCTTTGTGCCGAACGGAAGTCTTGCTGTTGCTACAGTCTCTCCAATCACCATCGGAGCGCCTGAAGCGGTAGTCCATGCTCTCCCTTTACCGTTGCAACACTCAAGCGGACAGTAAGCAGTGAGTTTCCATCTGCCAAGTGATTCCCACCGTTCTTCCGGTATCGCCTCGGCCTTTGTTGCCATCCTGATCTCAATGGCCTGCGGCGGCTCTCCGTCCTCTGGCGGCGTCAGCGGCAGCGGCTCCACCAAAGGAATCTCTCCAGGACCGTATAACGGACCGTCAGTTATTCGGTGCGCTCTCAATACTGCTGCCTGCACTTCATGCGCCTGTTGGACTGCAGCCCAAAACCAGATGCAGATTCCGATAATCACTGCCAGCGCCGCCAGAGTAATTTTTAACATCATGGTGAAGATCTCGTGATCATTCCGGTTCAGTTCTGCCATACGCCGCTTCCGACGTCTTCTCAGTTCTCTCTCAATTCCAGAAGGTCTGTTTCGATTGCTCATGCCTGTCTCCTTTTGTAGATAAATGTCAGTTCGCAACCGGCGGCTTCCGCAATCAGCGCCACATCCCGGAAGGAAAGATTCCAGAGCTCTTTCTTTCCAGAGAGCCGCGTTAGTTTCTGGCTGTTACCACAGATCTGATCGCTGAGCTCTCCTTTCTTCTTGCCTGTGATTGCCATTGCTTCAGCGACTTTGCCTTCGATTCTCGCGTTCCAGCTTTCGCCCGGTGTGATATTTTTCATGGCTCCTCCTTAATCTTCTTGTTGCGTTTCTTTCCCTCATATTCCTCAAACCGTTCACAGCTCCAGAACACCCAGGGATTGTTCACCCACCGCTGAAGTTTCAGCAGTGTATGCTCTCGCGGAATGTTCTGCTTGTTGTACAGCATTACGAATGGTTGGAATCCGCATTCCCGAATTGCGTATATCCTGGCGAGGTCCTGAGACAAATTCGTGTCGAAGTTGCACAGCACATATACGGTTACCTTCCAGCGTTTCCACTCGCTCACTTCCGCGAACTTTCGGAGTTTTGGAACCACGATGTCCCAATCCTGGAAGCGGTCAAACGCGAAGTGGATATTCTTCACTCTGATTCGTCTGATCATCTCCGCTTTCTCTTCGGTCATCATGCGGATGTCCACGCCCTGGTTGATGTCCACGCAAGCCTTGCTGTCGATTAACTGCTGAAGCAGGTCACGCCAGTCCGGGCAGGCGATCAGGTTAGGATCACACAGGACGATGTTCTTCTGCCCATGCCAGAACTCTGACAGGTCTGCCACCTTTCGCGACCTCGGTCCGTCGGCAGGTTTGTCTTTGACGTGACAGAATGAGCACTGCCGGGGACATCCCCGCGTGAGAAAGCCGAAGGCTGTGTCCTTCGTCAGTTCCGGGTATATGCTGTAGTCCGGGTAAATATGCTCTACCTCATCTGGCAGCGGTTTATCCCGGTCCGCGCAGTAATGCTCCTTTCCGTTCTGAAGCTCGATGCAGTATCCACTGCCCCCCCGGATGATCTCATCGGCGTCTACGAAGTATTCGTAGTCCGGCGAGAAGGAAAAGACCTTCGACATATACACCCGATCCATGTGTCCGCTGAACATCGGCTGGTACCACTCCACTGAGTCGCCCTGGGCCTTGTGCCATGCAGACAGTTTCATCAAAGGAATGTTCGGGAAGTTATGTCCGTCTACGTCAATGAGGCCAACTCTCATATCTCTCTGGTGCCAAGCACCGTGACATCTTCTTCCGCGTAAGAGATCTCTGCGTTCCTGATCGCCAGTCTGATGCAGGTGCCGCGAACGAACATGTCACCTTTGCGCTCTGTCCAGATGGTTTCACCCTTGTCATGTCCACGGTTGACGCGAATCAGATACTGTTTCATGCCGTCTCTCCATTTACCACATTTTGTGGTGTTTCAGGGTTAAAAAAAACGTTGTTAAACGGTTCTCCAAGCGCATTGCAAATTATAATGGCGTTCTTTACGGAAATATCTTCCGGCTTTTCTTCCCATATTGCGTAAGTATTTCTATGAACTCCACATGCTTTAGCCATGGTTTCCTGTGATATTCCTTTTGCCATACGCCACTGTTTTACTGTTAATGACATCTACATCCCTCCTTTCTTACGATTACTACGATTTGTGGTACTGAAGTTATGGTAAACCATTAATTGTTCTTTGTCAACAATATTTAGAACATTATGTAGTGTTTTTTGTGGCGTTGCAGTATTGTTCGTGGTATCATCATTTCGAGGAGGTAAGCATTATGACAATAGGTAAAAACATTAGAGCGCTTAGAGAACGACGCGATCTTACACAAGATCAACTCGCAGAGTTACTTGGCGTAAGCCAGAAAACAGTATCATCCTGGGAGATTGACAGGACTGAACCGAAGATGGGAATGATCGAACGGATATGTATGGTTCTCAACTGCCAAAAGACTGACATCATCGAGAACACAAATTATGCCATCCAGCTATCTTCTATAGAATCAGAGATCATGGATGTCACATTCAAACTTACTGGCGAAAACAAAAAGACTCTTTTGAAGCAAGCAAAATTCCTTTTATATGAACAGGAAGAAGAGTTTAAGGAAAAAGGGGAAGGATCTGCCGGATAAAATAGCAGACGCCCCCTGCGGTCGGCAACACAGGGGGCTCAAGTAAAGGAGGGAAGTCTGGCACGGAAGTGCCTGACATTATTATAAACCACGAAATTGACAATTTCAATAAGGTCAGATTCTCAATAACAGACATTAACAAACATCAGCAAACCACAGGAAACAAAGGAAAACTTGCTATAAAGTTGCAATAAACTTGCTATAACATTGCTATAACATTGCTATAACTTTGCTTAAAGCAAATAACTTAGTCAAGGAAGTCAAGGATTAGTCAAGGATTTAGTCAAGGAACTTGTACAGGTTCTGTACAGGTTCAGTCAACTATATGACATCAGAACGGAGATACTATGGGGAATAAAAATTTAGGAATTAAGGTAATTGTTAATGGCAATTGTATGATCTGCGGTAAACCGCTCGACAATGGCAGGATATTTCTGTGCGAGACATGTGAGAAAAAGGAAAAAGAATATAGGGAAAGCAAGCAGATAGAAGGAGAAGGAGGGCGTTATGACAAGGAAGATTAGTCAACTGTGGGTCAACTAAAAATGCCCCTCTGAGATGGCGCTCAGAAGGGCGGTCGCAAATGCGACAGTGAGTTAACACTATGTATTATATACTGCCCGTCAAGGGCGATGTTGCCCCGCCGCCCGTGCCGCCTGTCGCAATGACAGAACGACACGGATACCATGGATTTCTCAGCGGGTGTCTGCGTCTCTCTGCCGATATGAAACCATAAGGGCATACGCAGAAAACTACCTGCCCTGGTCCGCATCGCTGAGAGGCGTGACAGGTCAATACAACCGTGGGCTAAGCGCACGGTATCACCACCACCATCCCGGCATCTGCCGTTCAAGTGGTTCACATACAGTATACAAGGAGAAGTAAGACATGGCAAGGAAAGGAGATAAAGCATGAAACTCTATGTCACTGCAGCCAGCGATTTGTGCGGAAGTGTCGTTGAATGCGAAAGTATTGAAAAGTATTTTGACGATGTAGCAAGCACATATGATTTTGGTGATTGGCCCCCAAAAATCATTGTATCTGATCCGAAGAGGTATGGCAGATATACTTGCCCGGAAGAGGCAAAAAGATGTGATTACATAGTCATGATATATGATTCTTGGATAGAGTAAGGAGGGCGCATGGCAAGGAAGAAGGAAAAGAAAAAGGGTCAGCTTCCTTCCGGGAGCTTCAGAAAGAACAGGCTCGACTACATAGACGCAGCAGGGAAGAAGCACTGGAAGAGTTTCACCGGGCGGTCGATGGAAGAAGTAGACTACATGATAATGCAGTGGAAGCTGTCCAGAGGTCAGGAGCCTGATCATCGTGGCGATCTGACGGTCTCCGAGGCTGTTCTACGGTATATAGAATCAAAGGCGCACGTTTTATCACCCTCAACACTGAAAGCCTACCACAGCCTGCGAGAGAACCATATAGATGGGTCTCCGCTCGGTGCAGTGTACTTGAACGATCTCACAATCAAGGATGTCCAGATATGGATAAGCGATCTTTCCATGGATCACTCTCCCAAGTCCGTCCGCAACATGGCGGCTTTGGTCCGGTCATCGGTTGAGATGTTCCTGCCGGACTTCAAATGGAAGGTTACGTTGCCGCAGGCAGTTCCATCGAATCTGTATTGCCCATCTGACGATGATGTAAAACGCCTCCTGGACGAGATCAGAGAAAAGGATCCTGAGATGTACCGTGCCGTCCTACTTGCAGCCTTTGGGCCGATGCGGAGATCAGAGATATGCGCCCTCACTTCAGATGACATTCATGGGAACATGGTCACCGTCAGCAAAGCCCTGGTGTACGATGAAGTCGGCGCACTCACCGTGAAGACCACCAAGACAGTATCCAGTAATCGAGTCATCGAGTATCCTGACTTCGTCATTGAGGCGGTCTCTGGCATAGATGGCAGAATCATAACCTCTGCTCCTGATGTTCTGTCAAACCGCTTCAAACGGACCGTAAAACGCCTCGGAGGACCGCAGTTCCGTTTCCACGACTTGAGGCACTACGCGGCTTCCATCATGCATGCCATAGGCGTTCCCGATCAGTACATCATGCAGAGGGGCGGCTGGGCAACGGATGTGGTCATGAAGCGAGTGTACAGAAATGTAATTGATATAGAACAGAAGAAACAGACAAAGATCATTAATAACCACTTCCGGGAACTGTCCGTGTAAATTTCGTGTAAACTTTGTACCTTAAAACCGTACATTCCAGTGTAAATATCATACAGATTCTGTACAAAGGAAAAGCCGGGAACCCAGCGGTTATGCGGATTCTCGGCTTATTTCCTTGTTTTTCACTTAATGGAGATAGTGGGATTCGAACATGTTAAAGTCCGCTCCAATACTCACTCTTCAGATGTCGTGTAAATTTCCGTGTAAATTACGGTCCCTCTGTCGTGTATACCTTCAGGTGACCCTGCTGATCAGTGACCATCATGGCGCACTCTTTCGGATCGCCGGGGACCGGATTAAAGAAGTAATGCTCGCCATCAATCTCCTGGAATCCTGTGACCGCATAGCCATCTTTATTGAAGTAATACCAACAGCGGTTGATGCACATCCACTTCTCTTTGGCATAGGTATGCTTGGTGTCGGCGTACCACCAGCCGTTGTCGTCACGGTTCCATCCGATCTGATAAGTCGGCACAGTGATCCAGTCTTCCCGGACCATGCTTCCTACATCCAAGTTCGTTGCCGCATGATGGTTATCATAAAGAAGGATGTCACCGGGGAGAAGGTATCTGTCGCTTGTCAAATACTTAGGGTCCGTCAGTACCTTGAAACCCAGAGCTTTGAATCCTTCCCTCATATTGCCGGACCAGTAGTAGTCAGGGTCGATTTTGCGGAGCATAGCATCACCCTTCCGCAGGCCTGCCGCCTTGACGCATGTCGCCACGCCGCAGGTGCAGTCAGACTCACAGGGCGTCGTAATCTTCGCCGGGTCATAGTTCGGAGTCTGGGCGAGAGCATGCCAGAAGGAATCCCTCTCTGACTGGTCATATCCGACCATGTCGTTCTCAGCAGCCGCCCTCGCACAGTATGCGATGTCTGCCGCCACTACCTTGTTGGGATAGCGTAAAACCGCTAACCACGGTCGAGAGTACCACGGAATGACCTGCCACTCCTTACAGTCCTGATCTCCTGCCTTACCGCCACGGTACTTGCCTCGTTCATCCCTTCCCGAATTACTAATCATATTGTCGCTCCCATCTTCGCATTGCCGTTATGCCATAGCAGCGGCAATCATTTTCTGAATATAGAGTTTTGCATCTGCCACATACTCCACCGCCACAGGACCGGCGGACCATACACGATTCAGTCCCTTTGTCGTAGTCGGATACTGCCGGGTCACAGATATGGTCTCAGGCGCGGCAAGGTCATACACCACCTGCGCTCCGATAGTCGGCGTAGTCCCCAGTGCATACACATCCCTGTCGGAGATCCATGCTCCGGGGAGCGTCTCGCCATTATAGGACGCGATCTGCCCCTTCGTCACGATTGCGCTTGCGTTTACCGGATCAACCACAGCACCATAGACTGTCTCCCCAAGATTTATGTTCCAGGTCTGCCCGGAATACGCCTCAAAAGTTTTGTCCGTTTCATCCGCAGGGATCAGCATGAGACCGACGCCCTGACGATTAATAGTTTTGCCGGACGTTACATCAAAACTAATCTTGGTGAGATTGTTGACGGACAGGTCAATCACTCCATTGTCCATGATCATGCCGATTTCAGACCCATCTTTTGAAGCGTAAGAAAGCATGATATCAGGATTCGGGGAATACAGATCAAGTCCGCTGACTACAAATCTGTACTGCCCGGTAAGGCTCATGTTCGGAAGACTGTATGAGATTGATGCGTATGCCGTAGATGTCCCGGCGATACCGTATCTGCCATCTTCTGTCGGAGTCACTGTGATGCCGTCATCGGTCTTTGTCTCCGTGAAGAACGGAAGCATGTTCTTCCCTTCTCTGCCAAGCACTATCTGCGAATATCCGGTGATGGGTCTGATGTTTGTAGGCGAAGGATCTCCGCTGCCGCTCTGGGCAGGCTCCAGGGCCACCTTCACGCTCCGCATGGGGACATTCCCGGCACCGTCCGTGAATGTGGCAGGCGCTCCGCTTGCCGTTTCGGTGATCTGCGTAGACTGTAACGCGGCGATGTCGTCATTATGCTGCAATACGGCTGTCTGTAAAGCGGTAACTGTACCTGCCGTAACATCGTACTCTTCCCTGAGTCCATCAACCATGCCAGCCAGTGATGACAGATCACTGTTAAGACCGGAATGCTCGGTATCCAGTCTGTTCTTCAGAGTAGTATATGTGGTGCCGGAACTGCTGACTCTTGCGTCAACTACCTCTGTCTGAGAAGATACTGCCGCGATGGCGTTGTCAAAACGTGCATTTGTGTCCGCCACGGTCGCCGCCGCCTGTGTCGCGGATGATGCCGCCTGCGTCGCAGATGCCCCCGCCTGCTCGGAGTAATACTTTGAGTTCTTGTGGTAGGTCTTGTCGGTGGAAGGAACCGCCTCGCCGTCCCTCGTCCCCTGCGCCCATGCTTCAGCATCGTGGGCATAGTCGAGATGTTCTCCTAATTCCTGAATAACGCTCTTGAAGTATTGGTGGTCCAACTCCATCTGCTCGATCTCAGTCAGATCCCCGCCATAATTTCCTGGTGTGTTCAGGTGTCGCTCCACATACATCACCGCACCGAAGGACGCCCATCTGACTGCCGCCTCTCCGTCCGCAGCACGAATAGCGATATACAACGTGCCGGGAACCTGCTGAACCGCACTCAGGATCTCCCAGGTGAGGACAATGTATTCACCTTCGATCTCCTTAGACAGGATCACCGTATCGTATGTGTCGTTGGCGTATTTTAAATCTAATCGGAATGTCAATGCGGAAAGGTCTACACCGTTCTGCGCGACCCTCGGCAGTTTGAACTGCCGGTTCTCCGATAAATGGTCGTAAGTCGTGCCGATATATCGCTCGGTCTCCGGGATCAGCAACTCACGGTTTTTTACTATGATCATAGATTTCTCCTTTGAAAAAGACCGGCCCGAACAGGACCGGCCTTGCTTCGTGATCCGCTGATCACATATTGTCGAGTTTCTTGATAAGTCTCTGAATCTCTCCCTGCATCTCCTGCGGTGCCGCATACATCAGTTCCCGCAGGCCGTCGGTCACGTTGTTCCCTCTGGAATACTCATCCACGCCATAAAGACCGTTTGCAAAACGTGACTTGACGTAGATCGCGGATTCATCACGTAGCATGAACATCTGTGACTGTCCGATGTTCATCGTGTAGTTATCCATCTCTTCCTTCCTGCCGATCTGGATAATTACCGCGTTAATCATCGGCGGCGTCATGGACTGCTGTCCATAACCCTGCTGATATCCACCATTTGCATACAACATCAGTTACTCCCTCCTTCTCCAGACAAATTGTGGGATTTTCTTTGATGAATCCCACGAATCATATATATCTCCATCAACCACTGTAGCCGTATGTTTTCCGAAGCCAAGAACAAAAATCCCCTCTGGATGATCCCGGCAGAAATCATCGGCGCTGTAGCAATCAGGGCAGGTATCCGGTAGTGCTTCACGAATGAAGCCGTGTTTCCTCAGTACAGCACCCCAAACTGCATCGGAAGACGGCATATCGCACATGAGAAAGCCGGAACCAACAAGCTGTGCGTATGCCGTCTCCCAATCACAGGAGAGTGCCACAGATACCGCTCGTACCGCGCAGTCACCAACATTTAAACCAGCGGGATTATTGTTGAACTTGATCCACATGTCATCCTTTCGGAAGCTCGTTTGTGTATTTGTTGAGAAATCCCTTTACTTTTGTCCAGACGCCCCTGACGGGCAGGCCGCACAGGGCCATATTCTTAAGAATAGATACTGCTTCATAAGCGATATACAAAATTCCAAAGAATTCCGCGGCGCCAATTTTATTTCCAAAGGCACTTCTCACTTCTTCCGGCAGCATGCCCAGGAAGTTGATATTCGCAATGGCGTCCAGGATCAACAGAAATGCAATACTCATCACCATGCTGACCTTACGAATCGCGCCGTCAATTCCAAAGGAAGAATTGAGCTTGTGCTGTTTCGCCGCGCGGAGAAGCCCGAATACAGTATCCATGCAGACTGCGAGGATCACGATCTGGATAATATCAGACTGAAGAGCTTCATCAATCAGAAGAAAGATTCTCTCCATGATTGCTACCTCAAAATTCGCCGGCAATTTCTTTGTCCTTCCCGGCGAGCTCCCGGATCAACTGAGCCGTCTTTCCATCCTGGATAAGAGACTGGTTGATAATCTCCGCAACTTCAACCGGGACCTCAACCGGTTCTCCGCGCTTGATCAACCACGTCATTCCATTGAGACCGACAAAAAGAGGATCTTTGTAGCGGTCACCATCGTAGAAAAGGTTGATAGTCGTTGTCTTACCGGAAAGGCCCTTCTTAATCATTTTTGCCATTGTTTTTCTCCTTATAGCGGGGCCATTGCCGGCCCCGCTGTTAAATACGATCAGGCCAGGGAGCAGCCGGATTCGATTCTGATCATATATTCCTCGATCAGTCTCTCTGCCACTTTGGTAGCCTTCCAGCCCACAGTCGCGTACTGGTTGAGGGGGCCGCCGGCCTGTTCATTACTCTTGATGATCGTCTCAAGGCCGCCGCCGGTGATCGCAGTCTTGCCGTAAGCGTTCTTACCGATAATCAGAGTGGCGTATACATCCGCGCTGGATGCGCCTGCGCCCTCGAAGATCTTGGCTTCCGTGCTCTCGAAAAAGACCACATTAGCGATCCGGCCGATCTCACCGTTGTACATGTGCTCCGGGCTACTGTGCTTCTGCCAGTCAATCCACTCCTCGTCCCTCATTAAATCGTAAGCGACCGAAGGATGGATGATAGCTGCATAGTATCCGCCGTCGAGCATCGGGGCATCCTGTGCCTTCAGCGCCGCCACGGCCTTCTGGATGTCCTTAACAGTCAGGACATCTGCTGCAGTAAGGCTTGCTCTTGCAGTCTTGCCGCCGGCGAAAGCGACTGAGGTACCACCCACCAGCACTTCACGCGTGATGGTATCGAGAGTTCTGCCCGCCTGCTGGCCGATCAGCTCCGTCGCTTCGGTAATAATCGGATCAATCGCGGTGAGCTGCAGCATGTCAGTCACCTTGACGTAACCACCGTACTGCTGGACCGTTGCAGTCAGCGCAGTGACGTTGAGCGCCTGGCCGTCCGGTGCGACGCCCTCGGTAAGCGGGGTCAGGGCCTTCGGAAGTTTGCTGAATTTGCGGAATTCAATGGTCTTGCCGTTGCCGCGCGGGATCGGTTTCTCCTGCCCAAAACGATCATGGACCAGGTACGGCTCCGCAAGTCTGATCAGGTTCTTATCATAAAAAGTTTTCATCTCCGGGCTAAGATTGTTCCCGGTGGTGGCAGACGTAGTTGCGTTCATCACGTCTCCGTACTGCTGAAGATTCAGCTTGTAAATCAGCTTGTGATTCTTGTTCATCTCTGTCTCCTTTAATTATTGAAGGTAAGCGGCTCCCTCAATCGGGGCCGGTGGTGATTTACAGAGTAATATGCTCCCCGCGCTGTGCGCGTCTTACATATTCTGCAATCTCCGCGTTACTGAGTTTGGAGACGTCGGTGCCTACTTTTGCAGATGCCCGCCCGGAAATACCACCCTCAACAGGTCTGGATCCGCGCTGCGAAATGGTAGTCGCCGTCTTTTTTGCGACCTGCTGTGCGGTGTAATTCATAGCTTCCGGCAGGATATGATCCATATTCAGGGCGAGATACGCTTCCCTGATACCTACGGCATAGGGATTGTTCGGATTCACCATTCTGGTGAACTGCTCGTTCTGCATCATCGTCGCAAGATCAAAGTCCGGGAATTCAGCTTTGAGCTGCGCAACTACGGGCTCATTCTGACGGACCCATTCATTTGCAGCCCTGATTCTTTCGTTCTCTTCCTTTTCTGCGCGCAGTACGTTGAGCTGTGCCTTGAGAGCGTTATTCTCTCTGTACTGCTCCGGCGTCATATTGTTCTGATAGGCGACTTCCTCTATCAGAGCATCATCCGCGCTGACATACCGCGCCATGCTGTCGAGATCGTCAGCATCAATGCCGTACCTGGATGCGAACGTCTGAAGGATCGGTGCGATCTTGGAAAGTTTCTCCTCGTTGGCCTTTGCCTTTGCGAATCTCTGACGAACGATCTTCTGAACCGCCTTATCAAAATCTTCCTTGTACTCGCCTTTGACCAGATCATCAAAAGATGCCCTCGTCTCCTGCGTCTCAGCGGCGTCCTGAGACTGTGTAGCTTCGCCCGTACTCCCAGCGGCGTCCTGGGACGTTACGCCCGATTCTCCGGCAGCTCCATCTGCGAACTGCTGAAGGTGAAGCAGGTAGATCTTTTTTCTCATTCGGATTCTCTCCTCTGCCGTCTTTCCGGCGTGTCATGGTTTTACATGTTGAGAGTACACAAAAAAACTTGGGAATATCGTCCTTTGCTAAGACGTATTCCCAAGTCTATATAAGTATTGCCGCAGTTTATTTTACTTTCTTCTCAAAACTGCTCGGCGCCCAGCCTGCCAGCTCCCACAGCGCTTGCTTCTCTTCTGTGGATAAGTTGCTGTTGCTGAGGTATTCTGCCGCGCCGTCCTGCTTTCCTTCCTTTCTCGCGGCTTCAAAGTCCGTCCATACAGACAGATCTCCACCATCATCTACCCACTGCTCGCCTTTGGATTCCTCAACATCATAATCCGTAACTCCCATAGAGAGCGCAGCATGTTTTGATGCCTTGGCTTTAGCGATCTTCTTCGCAGCGCTGATCACGGACGCCTGCTGTTTATCATCTGCCTTCTGATCAAGGTTATCCTCAATGTATTTCCAGTACAATTCATTGTATCTGGTCTGATACTGGACATAGGTAATGGGCGACAATGCAATAACTGCGTCTCCATTCTTTACCTCTGTTTTCATGACTGCAGGCAGCAGGTCCATATTATTGGTTCTTTCAGCCACACCGTAAACCGCTTTCTGAACAGGCGTCAAGATCTCATGATCAGTGAAGCTCCTATAGTCGTTGATCATATCCAGAACAAGCTGGCGCGGCCTTACTGTACCAGGCGTATCCGGCACATCCTTTGATATTCTATAGAAGTTTCCATAAAACTGCTTCATGTTGGCGTCGTTCTTCGCCCTGATTCCATCTTTCGGTTTCTGGCTGCTCTTGTATTTCCGCGCTGACTTCTCAGACTGGTCATAAATCCAGTTTACAAGATCCTGCGAGTATACATTGTCTTTGAAGTAAGTGTTCTTCACCCCAAGAGATCTATCAATGTATTCCTCTCCAACAGGGAACAGAGCCTTCTGGATCTTCCACCAGTATCCAAGCACCTGATTTCCAAGGTAGTCGATCTTCTGCGGGCTATAGTTTAAGCCTCTGCCGATCCAGTAGGCCGCCTTGCTGGTGGCACGAGTGAACTGGTCTTTCGGTTCATAACCTTCCAGGCTGGCGCTGACGATACTCCTTCCGAGGAAGTCACGGTTTGCACTTAAATCATGGAAGGCGCCGATAATACCGAGGGATCCTATCGTCCTGTCGCCAAACTCTGTAACGGCAGAATCAAGGCCATCCGTCACCGCATGCACCGGGAGCTGTGCGAAGTCGCTCACGATTCCAGGCAGGAACACATCAGTAGCATAATCATAGTATTCATCGAAAGCATGCTCATTCTTCCCGATAGTGAAATCCATGACGGATTCCGCAAAGGAAGTCATTGTCGCAAGCTCTCTCGGTTTTGGAATAGCAAAATACTGACCATCACCGAGCGGGATACACCAGTAGTTGTTCTTGACGTAGTTACTGAGCTGTGAATACTGCTTCTGCTTTTCCTTATCCCTGCCATTCAAGGCATAGATCAGGCTGGCTATAATCATAGAAGCTGCCGCCCATCCACCTAACCTTCCAGCTGCAACTTTTCCTCTGTTCTTTCCGACAACATCTTCTGCCGAGAAGAACCTTGCAAACTTATCCGCGCCCTGGAGACCGGCATTGAAGAACGGAACCACCTTATTAACCTGTCTGCTCATCACACCCGCTTTACGGAAGTTCACAGTCACGTCCATAGCTTCATAGAACGCTTCCTGCGGAGAAAGGCCGGATTCACGCATCAGCTTATAAGTGGCAAAGCGCGGGCCCTGCTCAATGGTATCCGTCATGAACGATACCCAATTCAACGGATTCATGGTGTCCATGGTTCTTGCCGCTTTATTACTGGTTATCTTCTTCCTTGCCTTCTTTGCAAGGTCAGTGTCGGCGCTGTACGCAGATGTCCAGCCGCCGCCCATTGCAAGGTACTCAGCATAAAGAGGATCCACGTTTTTACCGTCACGCAGGTTCGCGTTTACGGAATTCATCCAGCCGGAGCCGATCTTGGAAACCTGTGAGAGCTTATCCTTATTCGATTTCGAATATACAAGGAAAGTACCCAGGTCTCGCGGAGCATTTGAAAAGATACTCCATATCGGGTTATTGCCGGTAATGTTCGCCGTCAGGAACCTTGTGGTATTGGCGTAGGCTTCCAGCAGGCCGCCGATCTTTGTCGGATTCATATTGCCGATGCTTTCAAGGAGCTTCTTGTCGTTTACCTGCCAGTATTCTTTTTCACCGTTTACAAGGATCGTAACTACGTTATCCTTCGCTCTGCCCTTTTCGAACTGAAGCATGGTGTCATTGATGCTGTCGATAATCGAAGTGAGCTCCAGTGCGCTCCCGAGATCCATCTTTATCTTGCCGCCAATTAAGGCGTCCTTGATGTCACCGGCAAGCTGTGCCTTTGTTCCTGTCATATCGAAGGTCTTAGGACGGAGCGGAGCCGGTACCGGACTGATGAAGTTTGCGTCCGCGTTCGGGCTATTCTTATACGCTCTCCGCATCTCAAGCATGACATTGTTCCTGAGCGCGGTATTCGTTACCCTTACGATCTGGTCCATGATGCCGTCAACCGGAGCCATAATGTCAAGGCCGCTGCCCTTTGCTCTCTTATAAGGAGAGTTCTGGTTTGCAAATCCTCTCTTCGCACCCGGCATTCCCTTTTCCATCATGCGGTACAGCGGAACATAATCCGGGTATTTCTCGTTCCAGGCATCCAGTGTCTCCTGGGAGATCAGGCCGGTATTAACACCCCACGTCTGCGTAAAGTTCTGCACGAAGTCGACCAAACGGTCTGCCGCTTCCTTAAAGTTGTCATACTGCGATTCAAGCTCTGATACTCTGCGCTGCATGAAAGCAATGCTGTTCTTCCGGTCATCCGCAAAGACGCGCTTACCGTCAGCAAGCCAGGTCTGACCATGACGGCATACCAGATACTCATTGAAGGCAACATAGGTCTTACGGTCTGTTAAATCAATACCGTGAAGTGCGGTTTTAAGTCCGGGGCCAACATACTGCCCATTCATGTCAGTCAGATCTCCGACGATCAACTGCCCGGCGATAGCATCACTGTAAGCCGCGTTACTCGCCAGCTTGTACGCATGACCACCTGTAGCATCATCGAAGCGCTTAATGGAATGATTGGAGTCTACCCATGTCTGGTACAGGTCATCTCCCATATCCCTTATCTTCTCTCCAATGGTGCGGAAGTCTCTGCCGCCTTCCTCTCTCAGCCGGATTGCGCTCTGCGCGTTCTCCGCATCCAGGGAATAATATGCATTGATTTCGTCGGCAATGTTGTTGAATTCTGCAAGGTCTCTGGCGCTCAGTTTCGATTTAAGATGCGCGGTCAGATTCGGATATGCAATAGAGGCTTCCTCGCGGTTCTGCATGTACTGACGGACGTATTCAGCAAAGCCCTCGCTTTCACGTTGGTCTTTCTTATACTTATCGGCATCAGGTCCGAGATCCTTTTTAAGTGCTGCATCAAGATCCTGCTGTACTTCTTTGCTAAGTTTATCTGTTATAATGCTGTACTTCTGGTCGAAGTAATGGCCCACCTCATGTGCCAGCGGCGGAAGGTCATTCGCAATCTTCGTGCGGATCCCTTTGTCATGCGTGTTGAACTGTCCACGTGAACGGTTGCCGCGAATATTACCGGCGGTAATACTCAGACCGAGATCGTGCCGGATCTTTCCAATCAGGTCGGACAAAGACATGGGCGCTTTATCGGCATCGCCTACACGTGTTGCTTCCCACTGTGAAGCATAGGAAGGAGCAGAACTGGCAGCATTCATATTCTGAATTGTGCCAGAAGAAACCATATTCTGTACGCCATCTTCGGCAACAGGCATACCCTGCTCTCTGGACGGGTTCAGCTCTTCCATGATTTCTGCTTCACGGTTACGCAGGCGGTTCAGCTCATCGGCATGTTCAAATTTCTGCTTGGCTATTTCCTTATATCTGGAAAGCTCTTTGTTCGCCTCATCAAGCGCAATCTTTGCCGCCTGCAGGCGTTTGCCTGGCATTTTTGCGGCGTTGACAAGTGACTGGATGGTTCCGGCAGGAGAGTCTGCTATATCATTGGCACCAGTTGCCATAGAGACATTAAACTCATACTGACCATTCAGGCTGAGGATCCCGCCGCCACGGTTGGTGACAAGGAGATCATAGTCTCCCACCTTTCCGATTTTCTTGACGGCAGATTCTTCTGTAAGACTGAAGAACTTCCTCGCTTCATCAATGATCGCCTGCCCTGCATCAGACCTTTTTGTGTAGGTTCTCTTGCCTACCGTGATAGCGAAGTTTTCACCAGAAAGGTCAGGCACGCGTGCCGCATCATCCTCATAAGTTTTGATGTTGTGCTGGATCTGCTCAATCTGCCTGGGAAGCTCTGACAGCTTGCGCCTTGCAGATGTCATCCGCTTAGTATAGTCGGATTCCAGCGCTTCGAAGTTTCGAATTTTAGTGGAAACCTCATTCTGCTCCATGATCAGCGGGTTACCGGAAGCAATAGCAGATATTTCTGCTGCAGACATGGAGAATTCGCCATCACCGTCAGCGGTACGTCCGTTGATGTCACCGGCTATGGCCTGATGAATGAAAGCAGATTTCCGCTTCTGATTATCCCACTGCCGGCTATCAAAGGTCTCCTTTGTAATATATGTATAAATGAATACCTCTTTATTCGTATTGCCCTGCCTGATCAAGCGCCCACGGTTCTGATCGACGTCACCCGGTCTGTCCGGGCAGTTAATCTCGTGCATACCAATCAGGCGTTTCTGCACGTTCAGGCCGGTTCCCATGGTCTTTGTAGAGCCAATCAGCACGCGAGTGGTGCCGTCATTGGCATTCTTCATCATGGCTTCCTTCTGCTTGTCAGTCATGCCGGATCTGGCAAAGTCTATCTCATTCTCCGGGATACCGCCCTGTACAAGCAGGTCTCTTATGTCAGTCCAGAGAGACAACGGATTTTTGGCATTACTTCCGATAACACCAGTATCGCAGAACACAAGCTGGACTCCCTTGGTTTTGGAGCTTGCCTTATACTCCTTCAGGATCCTTGAGACGGATTCCAGAATCTTGCCGCCCTCTTCATAGGGAAGTGAGGAATCAATCATCCTCTGAGTGTAGCTCATCTTCTTTCCGTCACTATAGATCTTCAGAATATTATCTTCCTTCAGGTCTCTGGAATGACGCACAGCTTCCGACCGCTTACCGAGTTCCTTTAAATAGGCCCTCTGTGCCTCTGTCGGATCACATTCCACAACAGTCGGAGCACCACCGCGAAGTTTCGGGAGTTTGTCGGCAAGCCCAGGCGGGTTCGTAACAACATCCGCAAAGCCTCGGAACATCTGCTGCAGCTCTGCAAGGTTTCTATATCTCGCAAGGCTGGTCCTTGTCTCATAGCCGCCGCCATCACTCTTAATCTTCTGGACTTCCTGAACGTCTCCAAACTCATTCACCCATGCGTCGAAGTTATTGATACCCTTCTGTTCAAGCAGGTCACCCTGAAGGTATCTCTGCATGGTGTACATCTCCACGACGGAGTTCATGACAGGCGTAGCTGTCGCGAACACAATGCCGCGGCCGCCATTTACGGACTGAAGGTATCTTACTTTGGAATAGAGGTCAAACGCTCTCTCAGAACCGGTCTGGTTTCCGAGATCACTTACGTTCTGGAGCTGGGTGTTGTAATAGAGGTTCTTGAAATTATGAGCCTCATCAACGAACAGGGAGTCTACGCCGAGAGATTCAAAGTTGATGTTGTCGTCATCCCTCGCACCGGAATCCAGATATTCCAGCTTCGTCTGGAGCTGTTTCCGCTTCTTCTCCAGCGCACTTACGGTAAAGCCTTTCTTTCCTTCGGTCTCTCTTGCCGCCTGCTGAGCCGCCAGTATCTCGTCTATCTGATTCTGGTAAAACGCCTTCTGCGCGTCACGTGACATCGGGATTTTATAAAACTGCTCATAGGAGACAATGACTGCATCCCAATCTCCGGTAGTGACTTTATTAATGAATGCCTTTCTTCTTGCCGGCGTGAAGTCATTCTCACCGGGGAGCAGGATCTTCGCGTTCGGGAAGTAACTATAAAACTCATTGCCCCACTGTCCGAGGATGTTCTTCGGGACAACAAACATGGGCTTCTTCACGGCACCGATCTGGCGCAGCTTCATTGCTGCAGCGGCCATCTCAAGGGTCTTACCGCTGCCGGTACCATGTGCGAGCAGGGTGTTGCCGCCGCTCATGATGATGCGCTGTACCGCACTTGCCTGATGCTCTCTTAATGAGATCTTCGAAGAAAGCCCTTCGATCTGGAGCTTGCTGCCGTCATAGTTAGGAATCGCGGAGTTGTTGAAGATGTCATTATAAAGCGGGGCGTAGGTTTTCACCCTGTCCTTATCGCTCCACATCCATTCCTGGAACTTCTGGATGATAATCCGCTTCTTCTCCTTGACTGCTATTGTGGACTTCTGATCAAGGACAGCCTTTTCATCCTTGCCATGAGGGAAGTATACCTTCAGGTCTTTATTGTTAAGCGCCGCCTCAAAAATTTCCACAAATGTCTTTTTGTCGGTGCCATATTCAGAAACACTGTAGGAATTCCGCTTTAACGCCCATGCGTTACTGCTGCCATATTCAACCTTATATACACCAGCTTGCGGAACGTATGTGACGATTATGTCCTTTCTCCAACCGTTGTTTTTGGTTCCGAGCATTTCAGCAGCAAAGTCAGCATAAAGGTCCGGCGGGATCCATGTGGCACCGGGCTTCACAGAAATGTCTGCGGGCTCAATATCCTTCGGAACCACCCGCTCCAGCTCTTCGACGTTATTCTTGAAATCCTTGTCGATCATAGCCAGCGCCCTGGCTTCCTTCAGCTTCGCCCGGACGTTACCTGCAAGATACTGCTGAGCACTCTGCAGGCCGCCATCTTTGGTCTTAAACGCGAGCTTCTGATCAATCAGTTCTCTTGTAGTGTCCTCTTCGGATTTCCCGGTGACTCTCGCAATCAGGGAGACGTCAACCGTTCCGCTGTCATTAAGAGACGCGGCAAGGCCATCTTCCATGTTATCCACATGCTCCACGATCTTCCTGGGAGATACGGTGTTCTTCGTGAACATGTCGGATTTAGTCGCCGTCTTGGTCTCCGCATTATAATTCTCCAGCGCGAAGATGAACGGAGAATCCGAGTCTCCAGAGATGATGCTTCTATTGGAAGTCTTATTGAGCGGGCCATACTCCTTTACAAACGAATCGTAAACAGTGTTCAGCTTCCCGCGGAGCCGATTGATTTCTGCCTCGTCTCCGTTATTGAGCTGCAGATTAAGGAGCTGACGCGCAGTGTCACGAAGGTCAATACTGGCGCTGACGATCTTTGCCTTCTTTGTATCAAGATCAGCTTCGACCAGATTCCCGTTCTCATTCTTGTAGATCTTACCGTTTTCTTTTACATAGCTTCCGTTCTTGGAGTTTCCACCAGCCTTACGGATAGCGTTCCGGTTCTCTCTGAAGGTATCTGTATCAGACTGACTTGCAGGGTAGTCCATCTTTGCTGTGATATTGGAAAATGCCTTTTCAATCTGCTTTGAAAGATTTCCAGGTTTCGCCTTATAGGTAATGGAATTGCTTCTGTACATTGTGCCAGATGCACTTGCTTCTCCAAGCACCATCTCAGGATGATTCTGGAAATACTCATTGGTCTGATCCCATATTTTAAGGCCAGAATGGTAATAGTCCGTATTCTTGAACGCTTCACCACTATACGGTGTTCCTGCCTCTCGCTTCTTCAGGACAATAATATCGGTAACGACATCGGTTCCGGCATTACCCTTAAAGGCTGTATCCGGCAGACGGATCGCACCAACAAGGTCGGCTCTCTGCATGATGTAATCTCTGACAGAGCTGTCCCTTGCGTCCATGGTGTAGCGACTGGTAATAAAGCACACTAAGCCGCCCGGACGCACTTTGTCCAGGGATTTGGCGAAGAAATAATTGTGAATGGCGCTAGTGACAGATTTCGGATATGCCTTATCGAAAATGCTATAGTTGCCGAACGGCACATTACTGATTGCCAGATCCATGTAATTGTCCGGGAGCACAGCCTTTTCAAAGCCCTGCACACGAACGTCCGCATTGGGATAGAGGTATTTGGCGATATTGCCTGTGATGTTATCCAGCTCCACCATGGTGAGGCTCTGGACATTAATATCAGAAGGCATAGCTCCGGCGAAGTGACCCACACCTGCGGCGGGTTCCATAATTCGCCCGCCCTTGAATCCCATTCCTTTCAGACCGTTATAGATAGCACGAATAACGCCTACATCAGTATAGTGGGCGTTTAACACGGATCCTTTAGCAGTCTCATATTCTTCCTTTGACAGAAGCTCCTGTAACTGCTTGTATTCCTTCTTCCATTTATCGTTCTTCTCGTCAAAGACCGATTTCAGGCCGCCCCATCCGACGTACTGTGACAGCACAGCCTGTTCTTCCGGCGTCGCCTGCCGGTTATCTTCCATCAAGGTGCGGAGCGTCTGGATCGCTGCGACATTCGCTTTATACCTGGCCTTCTCTCCATTGGGGAGCTTCAGTCCTTCGGGCGGGATCACAAAGTTAGTGCCTTTCGGCTGAATATCGGCAGCACGTTTTGATTCGATTTCTGCCTGAGTTTCAGCAGGTCTTTCGTCTGCGGTAGTCGCAGCGGTTTCCGGTACGCCTCCTTCGATCTTTTCTTTTGCTTCCGGCGGGAGCTTATCTGCCGGTTTCTCTTCCGTTACTGATTCAGCAGCTCCAGTATCTCTTCCGGTTCCAGGTTTGGATTCTCCCTGTTCAGATCGTCCATTCTCTCCCACGCCTCTTCCGGTGACAGGCCGCGCTTCTCCAGCTCCTTCTGAACCTTCTGTCTCTGCTCCTCGTCCCACTGGTACGACTCTTCCCTGAGACGATCCATTTCCAGTTCCCGCATCTCCCAATCTTCCATTGTTCTCCTCCTTCAATGGTGCTTTCTGTGCCTGCTGCTGCGTTTCCTGAGCTTGTTCCTTGCCGTAAAGGAACTGTTTTGCCTTCGGATAGTTGAGTCCAAATACTATTGCCTCACCGTTGTCGCCTTTAATATAGATAGGTGTCTTTATACTATTGCTGTAATAGACTTCAGGGTTTTCGATCATCCGCAGGGCCGTTTCCATCTTCCTGGCATTGACCATCTGTGCGGAAGGGCCAAAGTCAAAGAGTTGATTGCCATCAAAGGAAAACAACTTTTTGCCGTTGTACTCCGTCATGTTCGTGTTACTCAGGGATCCTATTGCCTTATGGAAAGAAGGATAATCGGCATTCATTCCATCTTTCTGCGTGCGGGCATTTTCCAAAGCCTTGTTCATTACGTCAATACACTTTGCCGCATCCTCGCTGTGCCATGTGCCGGTTTCACCCTGAACACCGACGCCCTTAACCTGCTGATTAAGAACAACAGCCATAGCGTCATCAGTGAAATACTGCCTGCCGTCCTTTCCGATCAAGGAACCAGTAGGCACTCCGCTTCTCTGCCTTGCATCTTTGAAAATGCGATTTGCGGCCACTTGAATATCGCCGTCTTTAACCTTAAACTTCTTTCCTGATTCTATTTTACTCCCTGCCGGAGCCGGGTTCAACGGAGCGGGTGTATTCTGCTGTGTTTCAGCCGGTGCCTGCATGGTCTCCGTCGTGGCTTTCTGCTCACGCTGCGTCCATGTTTTGCGACCGGCACGGAACATATCATCAATCGCATCCTGGTGCTCAAAGTAGAAGTCTCCGAATTTATCATCTTCTTCTACAAGGCTAACAAGTTCCACGCCTTTTGCGCCGGACTCGTACGCCTTCCGCATGTTCTCATCATAAGAGACAATATCATTAATATTGTTAGCGTACTTCTTATAAACGGCAGCGGCATCATCAGGATATGCGCCGGCGCGAGAATCAATATCAGACTGATCTACCGCAGGCGCTTCAAACTCAGTATTGGCAATCTCCTGGAGCAGTTCCGTTGTAGTCGGTGTTCTGGTTTCTTCCTGCTGAGAAGTTGTCACCGGCGCCGGGATTCCCTGATAGATCTCTCTCAGCCGGTCACGATTTGCTTCGGTCTGCTGTCTCCTGGCGTCAACTTCAGCGTTGATGTTATCAGCATTTTCATTGATAGAAGGAACAGTTTCTTCAACCTGCGCAACAGGCTCCGGAGGAACAGGCTCCTGATCTTCATTAATAAAGGCGTCGATCTCGTCAAACCATTCCTGAGCCCTTCTTCTGCGCTCTGCTTCTGCCGCATCAACATCCGTAGTTGAGGGAGCAGCCGCTTCGATTGAGGGAGCAGTTGTGTCAGTTGAGGGAGTAATTTCAGGAGAAGTTGTATCAGTTGAGGAAGCGGTTGTATTGTCAGTTACAGCTTCTTCCTCTGCTTCGTTCGCAGTCGTCAGGAAATCCGCAAGCGCTTCACTATATGCGAGCTTGTCAGTCGCACTCACTTCCTGCCCGGATTCCACCTTTACCGCGACAGCCTCTGCAACTTTCTGCATCTCCTGCGCAGCCTCATAGACCTCATTCTTTCCGAAAGCGTATCTCGGTGTCTCGGCAAGAATGTCTGCCATCTGACGCGCACTCGAAACGTCTGCGGTCGTTCCACGAACGATCCTGCTTGCTCCACCAGGAAGATTCATCACTCCGGCGTTGATGGCGCCAAGGGCAGCGGCGTACCACGCATTAGGATCCAGCAGATTTGTGTTAAACTGCGTCGGATTACCATTCTCATCCTTCATGCCAAGAAGGGCTTTCGTGAAGTTCTCAGTATAGAACTGCAGGTATTCCTGCTGTGCTTCGCCTCCCATATTTCCAAGATAGGAAAGGAGAGACTTTATCAGTCTCCGCCCGATATCGCTTTTAACCACATTATCAATGGCATTTCCAACCATCTGCCCTGCCGGGGAGTTTGCCATAAGCTGTCTGAGCGCGCCGCCACCGAAGACGTTGATACCACCGATAAGCCAGTTCGTTACTTCCTCATCAACAAACTGCTGCCCTGCAAATACTCTGGCAGTGTTTGTTCTTTCTCCATTTCCCATGGCTTCAGAGTATGCGTTGCCGCTGGCAGAAGCGGCAAAGACTGCATCACCAAGTTTTGGAATACCGGTTGCCATACTTACCAGCATGCCCGGTGCCATACGTCCGGCAGAAGACAGCGCGTCATAAAGCACATTCTGAGCGCCGTTATTGCTTTCATCACCGCGAATAGCAGCCGACGTATAGTCCGCTGCAGATCTTGCCTGACGGTTATCAACACCCGCCATTGCCGCCGGGAAGTTTGCAATACCTTCAAGACCGCCTCTGAAGTTTGAGCCGAACGTATAAAGAGCTTTGGTCGCAGTCGGCGCGTTCTTGAAGTTCTCCTCGTAATTCTGTTCACCGATCCTCTGGTTGATCAGATCCATGAGGCCATTCTGGTATTCCTTAGCCGCCGCAGGTCCTCTGGAAGCATACAGATGATTGTAGACTGACTTCTCCTCTTTGGTCATGTGGGAGCGGATCAGCGCGTCATTACCGATCTCACGCGTATCATTCATAGGATTGTCAGGATCATCTTTTGCGATATTTTCAAAGGCGAGACGGCGAAGCGGATCTGTAGAATAATATTCTTCCTCTGCGCGCTGAGCCAGCGGAGATATTCTCCTTCCGTAGCGGTCTACGTTTCCCTGGCTTCCTGTGGGTGCCGGACGAATTGCACCGCCTACTGATGCATTTGGATTACCAATGGTTCTGAACAGATCTTCTGCCTGCCGCTGTGCCTTCTGTGAATCTCTGCGCTGATCAGCTTGCTTAGCGATCTCAGCGGTCTCCTGCGGAGTAGAGCTTCTGAGCCCCTGCCCGGAATCAGAAGCATTGTCCATCATCTGTTTGTACTTATTCTGATTAACGGTATAGCCACCCTGTCGGAAGTTCTGAGTCGCAAACTGAAGCCCGCCGATAGAATGAAGCGTATCAGGAGATACATTTGACTTCTTACCTACAGACTGATTCGCAATATCCCACAGTGCCTTTGTAGTAGGATCCATCCAGCCGGTCTGCTCATGGAAAGCCTGCGCTGCCGGGTTCTGATAGGTAATAGAGTCGAAGGGATTGATTCTCTGTGCCGGAGCTGGACGCGCCGGCTGTGCGGCCTGTGTGATACCGCTGCGGTACTCCTGAAGGATCTGCTGTCTGGTCTTAGGCGCAGAAACAGGAGCCTGCGTCTTCCGCACAGACTCCCCCTGTCCACCGAGCACTTCATTTATATAGCGCTCGTTTCTGGTTCCCTGTCCAGTACTCTTTTCCCGGCGGTAGCCCTGCCGGGTATTATTTTCCTGGTTCAGCTTCCTTCTATACTGATAATAAAGCTCATCTGCTTTGCTCATACAGATACTCCTTATTTCTTCTTCTTGCTGTTCTTGGTGGAAGTAACCTTTTTCCGTCTGTCCTCAGATGCCTGCGTAGTATCAACGGAATATTCAGCCTGCCTGAGCGCGCCAATAGAAGGCTTGGAATTCTCGGTGTACTTCGACTGGACAATATTAATTCCGTTCTGCTGATACAGGTTTCTAAGATCACTGGCGACTTTGGATGCAGAAAGTGTTGGATTATCAATAAGTATCTCCGCGACGTCCTGGTTGAACTGATCAAGAGTCATATTATCTCCACCAGAACTACTGCTACCGCCTCTACCGCCTCTGCCGCTTCGTCCCCCGCGGCCACCACCACCGGAGCCGCCGGCAGCGGCAAGCGCCTTCTGTGCCTGCACCTGTGCCGCCAGCGCATTGAGCTGCTGAAGTGTTTCCGGTTCAAGCTGGTCTCCGTATGTCGCCGGAATCCCCATTCCAGACTGAGCGAGGGAAAGCGCACGGTTGAACGCGGCGTCATAATCTGCCTTCGCATCCCTCTCTCTCTGATAGTCTCTCTGATCTCCGTAGGTGAACTCTTCCCATGCCCGGTTCGCACGATCCTGGTATTCATTCCAGTCCATACCAGTATCAAAGGTATACTGGTTCCAGTCATTACCGTACATATTCTGATACTGACCAGCGTAGTAGTTCCGGTCTGCCATCCAGTCTCCTACAGTATCGCGGTACCTTGCATAATCGGTGTCATCCAGACCGGTCACTGCGCCAAGCTGTCTGTAACGATCATTCTGCGCATCACCATACATCTGGTACGCCATGTTCATGAGCTGCATGTTTCTGTCATTCAGCCCTTCCATAGCGCGGTCATACGCCTGTCCTGCCGCCGCAGTAGCCGCAGTGCTTCCGTACCCGCCGGTAGCCGCCTGCATAGCGCCCATGGTATCACGCATGCCCCTGTTGGCCTGATTCTGATACTGCTGGGCATAGAGATTATAGAGCTGCTGATAATTGGCATCCTTATTTAAGTCAAACTTCTCCTGGTTGCCGTTGAGGATCCCGTCCAGAATCGTCTGGATGGTACCTTCATATCTGCTTTGAAAAGCATCAGGCCGGTTCTCCTCAGCTTCTTTCATGAGATCATAATACTCATCCGTATCACTGCTGGTGCTGAACCGCCGGCGCTGGAAGGTCTCGTCAAATGGGTTGTATTTCGCTCTGACATCAGATGCCGCACCTCTTGCAGATACCTCTGCCGCCGGAGACTGTCCCACAGACACATTGCTGTTGATGCCCTGCGTCACAGCCTGAGATGGACCGTTAAAACTGATAGGATTGCTCGGCATGCCTTTTATCTGAGACGCATTAGGCACACTGCCAAGGCCGATTGCCGCCGCCCTTGCATCATGGTTGTCATCGCCGTACCATCCCGCCGGTGCGGTGTCTGTCCTGGTAGTAGGCCGTACTGTTCCAGTGCTCGCAATATTTGCAGTGCCACCGCCAGAGGAGAGACCAAGGCTCCGCCGGATCTCGTCCTGTGAGCGGTTATTTCTCTTCACTACTGCCATTCTCTTTCTCCTCTCCCTTTTCGGGATTCTGGAGGATCTGCTCTATCATACAGATCCGTTTACAGTTGTCGATTCCTTTCACGTTGATCTGGTTAAGAAGCGTCAATGCGCTCTCAATAGCATTTTGTTTGTATAAGAGATTCATGGTGTCTCCTTAATCATCATCAATGCTGTCAATTTGCCGCTGCAGATCCTCGCACTTTGTCCATAGGTTTGATATCTCTGTAGCAATATCATTTGCTACACCATTAACGTACAGAACATAGAATCCTGCCGTGCCGGTGCTTCGGCACATTCCGATGCCTGCTCCCTCATTAATCAGCGGACTCTGGATCGCCGGGTTGATCCAGTCAAACGCCGTTTCGGAATGGAAATGATTATATTCAGCAGTAAATCCAGGGAGTCCAACAATAGTCCTGTGATTGTCTCCCTGCACAATGAAAAACTCATTGGAGTCTCTCACTCCGAAGTATGACGAATAGATATGCGATCCAGAGATCTTTGCCGCTTCAATGTCCCCGGAAAATTTTCCGTTATGTGCTTCTATGGAGCCGTCCAGCCCCACCTTAAAATTTCCGTTGACGGTGACAACGCCTTCAAGCTGAATCTTATTTGCCTTGATCTGTGCCGTCTCTTCGGACAGGTTGATGGCGGAGACTATGCCGTCCTTGGAGACATAGTTCAGTTTGATGCCGTCCAGGGCGGCCTCGATAGTCGCCTGCCGCTGTCCATCGGTCACCATGGTGAGCCGCGCCTTCTCGGAGTAGTTGTCCTCGGGCTCCAGGTTGTTGAACATGTAGTCCAGCTTTCTCTCCTGCTTTATGAGGTACTCCTGCACCTTCTTGATGCTGTCCAGGGAATCAAGTTCACTTGCGGAACCAGGAGTGTAAACTGCCATTCCTCTCACTGCCTCCTTCCACTGTGATGCCCATTGCCAACAGCTTCACCTGCCCTGTTCCTTCCATCTTCCACCGGAACTTATTGCACCGTTGCGGCACAAGCGGGATGTTATAGGCTTTCGGAGTAACTGAATGTACGGTTCCTGCCCTGTGCCACATGGGATCCTCATCAAAGCGGAAATAGATATTCGCTTCTGCTTCCGCGTCCATCCAGAGGGAGAACCGCGCCTTGCTGATGTACTTCTGGTCCAGAAGGGATTCCCGCAGGTCCCCGGACTCGATGCTCCATTCAATGGCGTCGGTGCTGGTGCCGGTGATAGTCCGCAACACGTTCTCGCCGTCAACGTAATACAGTTTGCCGTCACCAAACACAGCGAACTTGAACTGTGTATCATCCTCGTGATACCACGCCTGGTACTTCGGGTCGTAGACGAGAAGCGCCCGGCTTCCGTCCTTCAGACAGGACAGGTACAGTTTGCCGTCCTGATGCCCTGAGACGCCCTCAGACAGCTCGGATGTGATCTGGTCGGATATTTTCTCCGGGGAGGCTCCACCGAAGCGGTAGACGCCATTCCTGCCAATGTAGTAAAGCACCTGGTCGACTATGCAGAGAGACGCGGCACTTCCCGCCCGGACTCCCGGCATGTGCAGTTCGGACAACTGGTAATTGCTCGGTTTGTTTCCGTAAAGGATATGGATGGCCTGTTCCTTGAAGAAAATGACCTGTCCCATATAACTGCAGCACCCTGTGAAGTCGCCGTCACTGCCGATAGTCACGGTGTAGCTGTCCGTGCTGATGCCCTCATAGCATGACCAGTTCGTCGGATCACCCAGCTTGCTGGCGTATACCTCATGGTTCTCGCTGTTGCAGGCCCACAGCCGGTTCTCATGCTCACAAACGAAGTCGAAGTCCTGTGACGACCTCTTGATAGAGACGCCGGACGTCCGGGAGAACGAAGTACGCTTCACGGTCACGCCGGTCTGCTCAAAGGATGTGCGGTTGATGGTGATGCCGCTGTTCTGTGTGTAGTTCGCCGTCAGAACACCATCTACCAGGATGTAGTTCGTACCGGCCTGTCGGATGACGTGACTGCCGTTATATGTAACGAGAGATCCGGTGCATCCGGTGATGGTCACCTTGTCGCCCTCTGAGAACGTCGTCCCCAGGTCCGCAGCATAGATCCGCGTAAGGTCACTGCCGTCGTAGTAGGGGCTGAACGTGGCGACGCTGGACTGTGTGTAGGCCTTCGCCGGGAACACGGAATCAACGACGATATAATCCGTCCCCACTGCCGTTACCGTCTTGCCTTCCAGATTGAGCGCATCATCCTTGCACCCGATCACCCTGATGACGTCACGCGAGGAGAACTTCTCCTGGATCCCGGTGGAAATGATCTTCGTGCTTCCGCTACTGGCAAGGATGCTCACCTTCCCGGTGTATCCGTTCTGGATCACGGCAGGTACCACGATATAGTCGTCGCCGATCTCGGAGATCACCTTTGTGGCAGGCTTGCCGTCTACCAGGAAGGCGTCGTCCCCCATTCCCTCAAAGGTCACACCGTCATACTGCTTGACCACGTCGTCGATGCCGGAAGCAGTGACCTTTACGAACGCGGAGTCCGCCGTCAGTTCCTCCACGGTGATGGTCCCGATCTGGTTGTAGGTCACGTCGATACTGGTGATCTCGCCGGTGACAGTGTTGTAAATCTTCTTGTCCGGGAACACGCAGATGTAGGCTCCCATGCCGACGATCTGCTTGGGTCCCTTTGTAAGATTCATCTCCGGGTAGGTATTCTTGTACTGCACGACTGCGTACTGGGTTGGATAATCGACCTCAAACACTTTGAAAAGGCCGTTTTTCCAGTACATACCATACATGGTCTTATAAGTTTCGGGGTCCGCTCCCCTCGGTTCCCTGGTGGCGATTGCCGGGAAGAACCGGGATGACATGTTCTGCATGGCGGCAAATGTGTTTGGCTCGGTGATCAGGCGCTCATCGAGACCGCCCCATTGACCAACTGTCCGCTCCCTCTTCTGGCCTATGGCGCGGACAGGATCATACTTACCAGATGCAGTGAGGTACGGTAAGCTCATGCGTCCTCGGAAGATGGTTCCGCCGGTACTCTGCTGCATATTCCTGCCATGCCGCCTGATGCATGGTCACGTCTGCGTTATAGCGGTCCAGCTCCATATTTGCGTAGTCCATCTGTGCCAGAAGGTAAGTGACGTATACGGCCTTGTGGGCATCCTCTACCAGCAGGGTGCGCTCCGCATCCTCGTCGTAGTTATACGGACCGTGCGGGATCTCCGGGGGATTCATATACTCCGCGAAGGAATCCGCATGCTCCGGTGCCGCCTTGCTGATGACCTGGTCGTATACCTTATGCTCGATCTCGCTCACCCAGCCGGTCTCAATATCCTTGTCAAACGCATTAGGCCGTATCTGGTCAACGTATGCTATCAGATCCGCAAGAGTCATGTTCCCTCCTCGTCCTCGTTCTCCGGGGTCACCCACTGTTCGCCTTCCGCATCGAAGTAATAGGTCTTCCCGGTGTCCATCTCATAAACCTCGGAACCGTTCCCGACGTCTCTGATCGGTTTCTCGTCTGTCGAGAGGCCCCGGTACTCCTTCGTGGACAGATTCACTTTGGTTACCATCCAGTACTCCTTTCTGTAAAAAGAGGGAGCGGTCACCCGCTCCCTATGATTGATAGTATTCAGTTAAAACTGGTGTGAAAAGCGGTTATCCCTTTTCGTTTCCGCTTATTACTATGGCATCGGCAGTATTCGCTATATGGGGAATGCCAAACTCGCTTGTAATGCGATATTGGCTCGCTTGTAATGCGGCTTTCCGAATCGAACGGAAATTTAATACCAGTAGTGTCATCGCTGTCTTGCTGAGAACCAGTAACCGCATCTTATAGATGGTTTCTATTCTTACTTAAAGCGCCCTTTATAAGCGAGTTACAGTAACTTCGTAATTAACCACCCGTGCCAGTATTTCGGCTGTGCATTGAGGTAGAGAATGTTTCTTATCCACAGCAGTCTTTTGCCGTTATTAAGCGGATATTCCTTTGCGAAATCCAGACAGTCCTTAATATATCTCAGAAAACTCATGTTTACTCCTTTAATATTATGCGGCTCCACGAATCGAACGTGGAATTAAGTTCTGCCGTTTCAATGCAATTTCCGCACGGAGAACCAAACACCGCATTATGCTCCTTTAGAAGCTGATTTAAAATTCTCGCAGAATGACGAAATATGTCATCCATGTGAACCAAATGAGTAAAGATACAAACATGGAAATGCTCCTTTAAAGGTCACTTACTCAGCCGGGACTTCCTCAGTCTCTTCCGGGGCAGGAGCATCGTGCAAGAATACCTCATGCTTCAGTTCAAATCCTTCCTTAGTCAGCAGGGAAACACTGTCGGTAAGGTGGGTGGTATCCACAGCCTGTCCTGCCTGTCTGAAAAACTCTTTCTGTGCATCAGCTTCCTGTTCATACGCCTTGACGGAATTCCCGGCAGTACCATCGACTCTGTTTGTGAAACGAACGACAAAAAAGTTATACATAATTCAATCTCCTTTCAGTTTATGCGTTGAGTGCGTTGAGTGCTTCAGCAAGGGATGTTCTGGTGCAGTTCACACCGGGCGTGATAGCCGCTCCGCTTGCGATGTTGGCGGTTGCGAGGAATAAATTGTTTGCCACCATGAAATAGCTTCCAGATGTAATATTTGCATCTGCCACCATATCAGCATCCGGGACGGTAAGCTGTTCGATGAAGAGTTTCGTGTCGGCTACATAATCCACGCTGACGGAATCCGCATCTGACCACACGTTATTCGTTCCCAGAACCGTGGTAAGCTGTTCGGCAGTGAGGGTGATGGTCACAGGCTGTGCGAGAACGTAGCAAAGCTGAACACCGTCCATTGCCGCCTTGAAAGTTGATGTGTTAGTGTAAGCGGAATCATACACCACTAAAGCGCACGATGTTGCAGAGAAGAAACTGCTCCCGACAGTTACGCTCTTATCTGGCTGTGTAGCATATCGCTGATAAGCTAAGACGGGATATAAGGAACAATAGCAGTCATCGGAGATGCTCCATCCTGTCCCACTATATTTCCCGTCATCGAGCCGTGCGGCAAATTTTTGTGCCGAATCAAAATATGTCCAGTTCAGCGTCCCCAAATCCACCATCGCCCTGTCCACCACCATCTCACCGCTCACGACATCCACCGTGCCGCCGTAGACGGTCTGACCTAACTGCACAGCGACGGATGCGACAGTGCCGGGATGGTAGTCGTGGTCGGTTGAGGGGTAGTTGATGCTGATGTCGTGGTTGTAGGTCGCACCCGTGTTCGACAGAGTTGAGAAGCGGATATACCGACAGCCGCTTGGCGTCGTAAATGTGCCGCCAGAAGCAAGCTGTTTGAGCGGAGATATAAACGCCTTGTCGGTATCATAGCAGAACACATACAGATTACTGGTTACGCAATACGTTGTGTTCTCAAAAACGGGAATGTAGTTCTTGCTTCTAATCCTGTCAGTCCATGCGTACTCGGTGCCGTCTGCCGCCATGAATCCACCGACTTCCCACTCCTCATCCCACACGTTGACTCCGCTCCTCGTCACCGTCACGCTCTGCCGTCCGCTGATGGGGCAGATGTTGGAGTAGGGGGCGTAGGCTGTGGCAGATGACCCGGATTCGCACTGAATTTTCGAGAACTTGCCATAAACGCTTGTACTCGGAATCACATCCGTTGTAAACGATATCGTATATGTGCCATCGGTTGCAGGTTTATTGTACTGTGCAGCGATGTTTGTTGCGGTCATGTTGTACCCGATAACCATCAGGTTCCATGTGTCATCCGCTGTTATCGTAAATGACACACGACCACCAGCAGTTGCCGCTTTTATCTGCGTATTAACTGTGGTGCTGTCAAGATATAACCGTACAAATGCCCCGTTACAGTTGGACATGGTATTGCTTGTGAAAATGTCATCGCTGTATGTGCATCCAATTAACGATACATACCCCACCTCGTTCAGAAGGTTCTTCCCACCCCCCGCAGGCCAAGGCGAATCATAGCCGTGCAAATCCTGAATTGGCTCCATCTGAACCATCAGCCCTCTCACAGGCACACCGTCTGAGCCGTCCGCAAAGGATGCGACTGCACCGCTTGCTTCGTTGACAATCTGTGTCGCTTCCAAATGGCTCTTTACAAGCGAGATTTCGCCGTCGATTTTGTCGTTTAGATCCTCGTTTTCTGCGTCCAGGCGTCCCTTCAGGGAACCGTATACAGTACCGTCAGCGCCTGCCCTGGCGGAGACTACCTCGGTGTTGTCACCGCCGCTACCGCCGCTGCCGCTTGGCATGATGCGCCACTGCTCGTTCTCGGCGTCGTACATATATTCCGCGCCGCTATCCATTTCCAGGAACGTCGAACCGTTACTGGCGCCATCAGGTCTCGGATCGCTTGACATGCCCCGGTATTTGGTCATGTCAAGGTTCACTTCTCTGATCATTTTCACTACTCCTTTCATTTTCTTCATTCAGTATTTGTACCCTGACGTTATCAGGGTATAAACCTGCGAACTGACAGTATTCCGTCATGATTGTGTCCATCACGGTATTAATCACCGGGTTTCCACCTGTCTCTACATATATATGATGCGGATCCTCATCTGGCCACACCATCCAGAGAGATACCAGCTTCTTCTCTCCCAGCTCCCGGACCATATTGGCGAGAGTGTTCGTCAATGTACTGATGCCGGCACAAACAATGTCCTGCCCTTTCTCAGCGTAGTTGGCATGTCCGCTGATAATATACTGCGCGGATCTGTCGTCCTGTCTTAATGCGATTCTGATCATCGTACTGCCGTCACCCCCGCTGCCCGTCTTTTCGCTCTGTCAAAGCCTGATTCCCTTTTGGCAGGTATTCCCTGCGGCTGCTGCACTTCTGGCTGAATCCCTGCCTGCTGCTGAAGTGCCGCAAGCGGCCTGACATCACCATTCAGTCCGGCAACCAACTGTGCGAGCCGCATAGCGGTCTGTTGCATCTGCTGAAGCTGCTGATACAGTGTTCCATTGTTCCTGATGGTATCTCTGACCTTATCCTTGCCTTCAAAATCCATCATATCAATCGCGGCTAATGCCTGATCTGTCATCTGAGGATTGAAGAATCCCAACTGATAGAACTGCAGCGCCATCTCATTCTGCGCTGTTCTGCTGTACGGATTCGACTTCTGAGCTTTCACCTTAATATCAAAGATCGGCTCTGCTGTCATAAAATTCATTCCGAACTCGGTAGTCTGCTGCGCCTGCATACCAGAGTTGTCAAACTCAATGTACTCAGGGCCGCCATTCTCGCCTGTGATACGAAAAGCTCTCGGAAGATCGTAGAACTGACGGACCAGCTCAATAACAATGTTGCAGATCTCTGTATATGCCCTATAGGAGCCCTTGATCATATCACGGGATCCTTTGGAGCCTGCTTCCTGTAGCGCTGCGATAGCGCTTGCGGCAGTTACGCCAGCTGTAGTTGCTCCCTGGGAGAAGTCGCGGTTACCGCTGGTCTCCTTGAGCTCTTCAATCTTTGCCTGAAGGACCGCCAGCACATTCCCGGACAGCTCCTTCGTTTCAATAGGTCTCAAATTATCCTCATTCGGAGAACCGGAAGTATGTACGATCTGCTTTCTGGTATCCAGGAATTCATCCTCATTGATTCCCATGGAATCCTTACCAAAATACCGGGGCTTTGCTGCCCACAGCGCGTTGTCGAGAATAGCGCCGTCCAGCCGGTCAATAAATTCCTGTGGATTCCTCATGATGTCGATGAAGCCATATCCCGCCGGCGTCCCTTTTTCCTCAAACAATACATCGAATGTAAAAGGATATTTTCCGTGTCGATAGAAACCAGTCTGCGCGTATTTAGGATCATCTTCGGACGAATAGAGGATGACATCATCCACATACTGGACGTAATGAAGGATGTCCCCACTGCCATGATTGACTTTGTAATACCAGTCCACAACGACTGATTTGTGTTCGAAGCTGGTCTCTACATTATCGTCATAGTTGTACTTCTGCATGGTCAGACCGCTTTCGCGGAGCTTTCCACGCAGTTCCGGGTGCGCCGCCTCTAACTGATCATTGTCCTTCAATGTGAGAAGGAACACGTCTTTGGAATCCTGAATGTCCTGTATTCCTGGCTCCCAATAAAGGTTGAGCACATCAATCGGGCGAATATCCACGTCTCCAATACCGTTCAGGAGAGTAGGATTATAAAACACACCATAGATCCCAACGCCGTTTTTGAGCTTATCCCACCAAACAGAGCTGTAGGTCTGCTCAAAATTGCAGTTATCCAGAATTACCGGAAGCACAGAGCTCAACGTCTTTGCCGCCGCCTCATCATCCATCGCCCTCGGCAACACTGCGGGTTCGGGATAGTTGTCCATGGCGTCGGCATGTTTCATCATGATCGAGTTAAACATCCATGCGCTCACCGGCTTTGCATTGAAGTTCTGCTTCTTGTTCTCTACGCTCTTCTGGCTGTGGTGGAAATTCTGCCAGTGCTGGAGCTTCCACCAATCTTCTCCTTCGATAACCTTGGCGTCATAGTTGGCTTTGCCTTCTTTGTAACGCTCCAGGCGGCCCTGCGCCGCTTTAAGCTCTGCCTCTCCTATGACGCGGCTCCTGGCTCCCGGAGTGGCTGGCGTCGGCCTCATATCTGCTGTCGAGACCGGCATGTTGATAGGTATATCAGCCATATAAACCTCCTCTGTTGTGATATTTCGGCTGTGACCACATATTCAGCGGATCGTCCGCAGGCATATCCGGCAGCATGACCGGCGCCGGGTTAAGGATATGTGCCATTGCGACGTAACGAACAGCATCGTATTCGTGATCTTCCAGCTCAGTGTCGATATCCTCAGTCTTTTTCTCGTCGTAAAGCAGAAGTGGAAACGTCCTGATAAAAGCCTCGCACTCCTTGCAGACGTAAAACATTGGCAGCCCCTTTTCATCAAAGCGCAGGCGGTAATGCATCTGCATCTTCCCGGCAAGACGTGCGCTGTCTGAAGGTTCGAAGTACACCCGCCTCTGCTCCATCATCTCAGCAATACTTTCTCCGGCTCCATCCTTTATCCAGATAGCCTTATCCGCGATTCCATAGATCTGTCTGCCCTTCAGACGAGGATCAGTCTTTTCACGGACCGTGATGCCGTCCGCGATCTCCTGCGCTGACAGTTCAATACCTGTATTTGGAGTATCGGTGCATCCATACCACTCTTTAAATAGGTACATTCTGTTGGTGGCCGGTTGGATTCCTATCCAAACAACGGCAAACGGACGGCGATAGCCAAAGTCGAAGCCGCGATAGATCTTCCAGTCTGGCGGGATCTCCTGCAGGTTGTCGATAACATGCGTCCACTGCCTGTCCTGATAATGCGCCGGATCGTGCCTGAATTCGGGGAAGGCTTGTCCAACAAAGGAATTCCAGTCTCCCAAAAGCCACGCCTTACGCTTTGCTTCCGGCAGATTCTCCAGCGCATCCAGATATTCCGGATGCGCTTGCAGAAGGATTTCATTGTCGTAAACCAACGACTGAATGAAGCTGTACTGCTCCGGCTTCTCCCTTCCTACGAAGATCCTGTCCACAAACAAGCGCTTTATATAGGCATGTCCTTTGCCACCGGGATTGCAGGTATAATAGGTTCTGAGCGGCATATCAACGTCTGTAGATCTGACGCAGGCATTCAAGTCCTCGATTTGTTTTTGTGAGAGCTGTGTTGCCTCATCCAAAAACAAGACATGGACTTCGGTTCCCTGGTAGCGGTCCGTATCTGCTTCAGTGTCACAGTATGCAAACAGGATCGTGCTGCCGTTCGGGAACGTCATCAGCTTTTCAGAATCGTTGTAGCGGACCAGGCAGCCCTTCGTACCAATTCCAAGCAGTTTCTTCAGCGGCCTGATATGGTTTGCTTTCAATTCCGGGTAGGTCTTACGGACGATCATCATCTGGATTCCTGGGAACCGTGATGCCAGCAGGCAGGCTTTTGTCCTCACTGCCCAGCTCTTCCCGCCGCCTCTTGCGCCGCCGAAAGCCACATGCCGGTGCCGATCACGAAGGAAAAGATCCTGCTTTGCATTAGGCTTTCCCAAATCAACCTGCATAATCGTCCAGTCCCTCGATTCTCATGACCAGCGTCTTGTCTGCCGTGATTTCGTCCAGCTTCATTTCCTGTGATGGTTTTCCATACACTCTGTCAAACACTACTTCGATTGCGCGGATTCTGTCCTGATCTCTGGCGTCCTCATTTGCTATGATCTGCTTTAACACTTCTATGGACTGAGGAACCAAGGCTTTAAGGGCCTCCTTAATCTCCTTATCTGCCTTTGGTCTTCCACCAGGGTTAGCACGATTTCCCGCGACGAATCGTCCTCTGGCGTCTCTATTGGTCACCGGTTTCTCGCCGGTTCTGCGGTTAGATTTACTCATGATGTCATCATCGCAGAATTGCCATTCTGTAGTCGTCCATTGCTAATAAAAAAGACCGGTCTCTCGACTGGTCTTACTGGTTGAGCTTTTCATATTGTCTGAAGCATTGGCACCGTCTGTATCCATCCATATTGTCGCAGAACTGCCGCTTGTGCCGCATCAACTCATTGAATCCATGCAATCTGACAATCACAGACGCGTTGCAGCCTGGATCCAGGCATGCACACTGAATCCCGGCTATCTTGCCATTTGATGATTTAACCATGCTCTCATAGAGAGGGCAAACAGCTTTTCTGTTCTGGTTCTGGTGGAAGCTCATGTCGTTTTTACCTCAGAACTTAAAAGCAGGATCAAGGACGCGAAGCCTGACAGAGAACACCCTTCTCATCCTTTCGACATCAATCTCACTCTGAATTTCCATGTGTTTCATCAGTTCATCCGCAAGTTTGGATGCCAATTCTGACCTAACAATCCCCTCTGGCACCATTCCATGATGGACATCGAACTCATTAACCATCAGACTTGCCCCAAGCACTTTGACCCCTGGGCGCTGCACCACGATCTTTAGCGGTTCCAACTGGTTCGTAAGAAGATCATCAAGTTTGAAGGTCGTGCCGCAGTACTCGCATATTCTCCGGGCAATGTTGATGGCCGCTCCGCAGTTCGGACATTTACACTGTTCCATCCTGTCCCCCTTCGTACTCTCCAAGTGCCGGGTATGGAGAGCCATTCCAGTCATAATCTTTAACTGCGTGTTCCTTCGTTACATTCTTCAGACAGATACAATCTCTGAAATGTAATTCCATCGGACAGTCGTGGCAATGGACATGACCTGTTTTGTCTCTGCGGCTGAATACATTGCAGACAACCGTTTGCTCACTGTTCAGCTTCATCCTGTCCCCTTTCGTCATCCACCTCATAAACATCGGCATACATCTGGTCAACGGTTATCACGCAATCATCCGACCCATCATGCAATGCTTCTGCGATTGCGTTTTTCATTTCACCGTCACAGATGTGATGCCTGATTTTTTCAAGCGGCAACGTA